CAACAAACAAAAATATAAACAACGTCCAAGACGTACACCGACAGGTACCCTGGGGTCCACGGTGGGCTGCGTAAGCGAGCTCTATACTTTCATTCAGGCCATCGGGCTACCTCCGTCTTTATCAGGAGACCCATCCATTTTCGTCTATACTACTGGTGGACAACCATCAAACACTGCATCCTTGCTTCTTTTCATACCGAGCGCGGCCAAACCCGTCGCATACTCGATTGGCAACCACACTCGTCGCCGGTTCCGTGAGACGAAACGCTGATAATCTTGTTCCCCCAGCCGGGGCGACAAGAACCGCCTAGCGTTTCGCGGAGACAATCCTAGAAGACGAGCTTTCTTCTTCATCCGTTGGCGCAGGCCACCAACAGGATAAGATAGACCACTATGAGAAATAGCGTCCATCCACTCTTTCTGGACATCTCGTACATCACCTTTCGAAAGTGGAGACCAGGCCGCGGCTACAAAAGCCGGGCCTATCTCTTTTTGTAACTTTCTCATTTCCTTTGTCATTTTATCCACCCTACGAAGCTCCCAGCCAGGGGGCTTCCGTTCCTGTTCAAGAAACGTCGGCTTAAGTGGAAGAGGCTTCTCACACCCTTCCACGAAAGACAGGTAGTAACACTCACGATCCCATAATGTGGCCTTCATGAGATCGTCGCGCGATGGATTCAAACCTAGTCCGCGAGTACAAGAACGACCCGACGCAAATATCCACCTCGAATTCCATCGTAAGAAGGAAACGCGGCAATACGAGCGGCGAGCACCTGTAAATCCTGGAGCAAAAGAGCTCCACCGACCGGCAAGAGTCTCGACACCCCCACAATCCTTTCTAAACCCGAAGGCCGTCGAACGAATCATGGGAACCAACTCAACACCCTTCGGCTTGGATCGGAATAACGTGGAGTTGAGACTAAAGAACCTCCCATCAACCAACGTTTTTCCTCTCGACAAGACCAGTCCTGCCCCTCTAACCCCTTCCATCCAACGATCGATAATACACCTAGGTGCGCGGAACACGATATCGTCGCCGTTGATTCGTACCGGACAGAAGTCCGGAGAACCAACACCGCCAGTACCACTATAGAATCGAAATGCCAAGTAGTTGACGATGCATAGAAGGGGAAAAGAGAGGAGGTTTCCCATCAATTGACCGCGCCTCTGCTGGACCACCGGGCCGTCCTTAAGTGAAAACATAGTCTCCAACATATAAACGGCAGAATCGGCGATCCCGCGAGGTACCGAAGTGGCATTTCTCAATATCCCCCGAAGGATCAATTGAGAAATCTCCTGGCTAAGATTATCAGTGGCGGACTCATAATCTCCGCTACAGAAAGACTCCCCAGGGACAGCATAAAACTCATCGGCGAACCGACTAGCTTTAGCGTCCCCACGGAGAAGCCACTTCTTGCGACTAATGTGGTTATAGATCGCGGTATGTAAAGGTCGAAATAGGTTCATGTCAGCGTCCCCGACAGAAACTATCCTAAACTTACCCGCCGTCTCGACCGCAGCTATGCGGGACGGACACAAACTGATAGGAGATTCCCTCACCAGGGTCTCCATAACGTAGTCGTGATGCGTGTTCCACGCATCACTTCGGTTCAGAATGTGATATCTAGCACCACCCGACCCTCGACCTTCCTGTATACACGCCTTCATGGGAATCGTAGAATTCAGAGCACTAGACTCATAAATTCCCGAATCCCATCCAACGGGAAACATTTTATCGACTTTCTTCTCGCAGTATGACATAAACTCCGGGTCCGGCGAAGGACCAGGAGTAGACATCTTTTCGACATACGAGACGAGATCAGGGGCCGGTGAAGGCAAAACCTTCCGGAAAAGAAATAGGGACATGGCGATGGACCATCTCGAAGAACGAGACAATCTCACGCATGGTGCATGCCACCTGTGAACCTTACCCTCAATCAATCCACCACAGAATGACTTGAGTTCAGACAAGCGCTCCTCATAGGAATCGGAACGTAGTACGGGCAACGGCAGTGAAACTCCAAAGAGTTTCTCCTGCAGTCCCTTAAATACTACAAACTTTCCCCTATA